CTGACAACGCCAGCTTTGATTGGACGCCATTGGATGAAGCAACCGCCTACAAGTGGGTTGTGGAGAGTTGGTCGCGTGATCTGCGTTACGCCAATGTGAATACCATTACGGCTACTTTCCGCCAGGTTTTCGAACCTTAAACTACTAGTACAGGAGACCACCCATGAGCACCATCGTCACCAGAGCCGGCAAGGGTTCACCTCTTACCCACGCCGAGGTAGACGCCAACTTCACGAATCTGAACACGGACAAGCTGGAGACCAGTACGGCTGCCAGCACCTATTTAACGCAGACAAATGCTGTCTTGGTTGTTTTTATTGCGAACACAACCACGCTCACCAACCAGGTACAGGCGCTGTCTGATTTCGGCACCGGCGGTTTTTCCTGGTTTGAGCTGACAACAACTAATCGGTTTAACCGCATCCGACTGAATTGTTTTGTTGCAACCTTATCGGCTAGCGTCAATACTCCAATCATTTTTCTTCAGTACAGCGCAGATACCACATCTTGGACGACAATCGGTAGCGGCAGCGGCGCCGATGTGATCTCGCTCGCCTCTACTGGCACCAAAGTTACCAACTGGATCACGCTCCCCGCTGGCGCTGTTGGCACGGACATCTACTTCCGCGTCGCCATGCAAGGCGGTGATGCTGCTGCCGACCCCATTGTTCGCGGCTTGTCAGTTTCCTTTGAAAAGGTTTAGTAGCCCGTGACTGCTCAAGATCTTTACGTTGTTGAAGGTTACTGGGCTTACGGTTATGCCGTAGGTGAAAGCGCCTACGTATTAAATAGCGAATTACAGGCGATCAATCCAAGCGCCATCATCGAACTATTTGAAATGACGCTGGACACCACCCTGCACGGCAGCAGCGACACCTACCGCTGGCACAACGGCTGCAACGCCAACGTCACCGGCAACATCACCTGGAACGGCAACGCTTACACCCGCCTGCCCGTCAAGGCTGACGGCTTTGAGTACAGCAACACCGGCACGCTTCCGCGCCCCACGCTGACCATCAGCAATCTGGACGGCACAATGACCACGCTGCTGTTGCTGGTCAACGCCACCACACCCGGCAACGACCTAGGTGGCGCCACCGTCAAACGCATCCGCACCCTCAAGAAATACCTTGATGGCGAAGCCGCCGCAGACCCACATGCCAAATTCCCCGATGAGGTCTGGTACGTGGACCGCAAGGCGAGCGAAAACCGCGACTCTGTGAGCTTCGAGTTGGCCAGCAAATTCGATCTCGCTGGCGTGATGATCCCCAAGCGCCAAATCATCGCCAACATCTGCCAGTGGCAATACCGAAGCGGTGAGTGCGGCTACACAGGCAGCAACTACTTTGATGTCAACGACAACACTGTCGGCGTGTTGGCCGAAGACCGTTGCGGCAAGCGGCTCAGTTCGTGCAAGTTGCGATTCGGTGAAGTCGCTGAATTGCCCTTTGGATCTTTCCCCGGCGCCGGTCTGACCCAATGAAACTCAGCAAATCCATCCAAGAGACTGCCCTGGAGCACGCCAAAACAGAGTTTCCAAGGGAATCCTGCGGGCTGGTTGCTGTTGTCAAAGGCCGCAAGCGGTATTTCCCCTGCCGCAACATGGCCGAAACCCCAGACGAACACTTTGTGCTGGATCCGGTTGACTACGTTGCCGCTGAAGAACAGGGCGAAATCGTGGCCGTGGTGCATAGCCACCCCAAAACCAACCACGCCCCATCTCAAGCTGACCGCGTTGCCTGCGAAAAATCCGGCCTGCCCTGGCACATCGTCAATCCCCAGACCGAACAATGGGGCTATTGCGAACCCGAAGGCTTTCAACTGCCTTACGTGGGACGTGAGTTTGTTTTTGGGATTGTGGACTGCTACAGCCTTTGCCGCGACTGGTACAACCGCGAATTTGGGCTGAGCTTGGGTGATTACGACCGCCGCGACCAGTTCTGGCTCAAGGGTGAGAATTTATACCTAGACAATTTCGCCAACGAAGGCTTTTACCCCATCCCCCTGGAAGAACTGCAATACGGCGACGCGATCCTGATGCAGCTTGCATCACCGCTGCCCAACCATGCTGCTATCTATCTAGGTGACCAACTGATTTTGCACCACTTACAAGGACGGCTCAGTAGCCGTGATCTGTACGGCGGTTATTATTTGAAGAGCACCGCCCGAGTCCTGCGGCATGAAAGTCGTTAAGGTCTACGGCGCACTCCGCAAAAAGCTGGGTCAGTGCCGCTTCCAATTTGAAGCCGACACCCCAGCGCAGGCTCTCAAAGCACTCTGCGTCAACTTTCCCGGCCTTGAAAAGTGGCTGCTGGATAGCGAAAAAGACGGCGTTGGTTATCGCGTAACCCTTGGAAAAGAAAAAATTACCGAACAAAACGCCGTCCTAATTGCAGCCCCATTTAGTGAACGCGAAGTCTTCAGTATCACGCCTGTAATCGCTGGTGCAGGCCAGGGCGGCGGCCAAATCTTGGCAGGCATCGGTCTTGTCGCATTGGCTATTGTTGCTGGTCCTCTTGGTGCGGGTTTTCTGGGATTGGGCGCTGGAGCATTTACAGCGGGAACCAGCGCATTTTTTGCTGGTGCATCAACACTTGTTGGCGGACTTGGCGCCGCTTTAGTAATCGGCGGAATTGCTCAATCCCTTTCCCCCGCCCCGGTGCAATCCACCAACACGCTGGAAAGAGGACGCGACGCTGCAAAGTTTGAGTCGTTTACGTTCTCCGGCATTGTCAATACCGCAAAGCAAGGTTTGCCTGTGCCTATTGCCTACGGGCGCGTATTCGTTGGCTCCGCTGTTCTCTCCAGCGGTCTTGACGTTGATCAACTGATATGACACGGATTCTTGGTGCTGGTGGTGGAGGCGGCGGCGGCGGCGGCGGCAAGGGCGGCGGTGGCGGTGGTGGCGGATCAAGCCGCACGCCAACAGAAGCCGACGACTCACTCCAGTCAGTTCAATACGCCAGCGTGCTGGATCTGCTGTGCGAAGGCGAAATTGATGGCATCGAAAACGGCGAAAAAGGCATCTACCTAGAAGGCACCCCCGTCAAGGATGCTGCCGGCAATGCCAACTTCGAGGGCTACACAGTTGTCACCCGCACTGGTACGCAAGCCCAGAGCTACATCAGCAACGCGATTGGCACCGAGAGCGAAGAAGGCGTCAACGTCGAAGTTGTTAATGCAACCCCAATCGTCCGCACCATCACCGATTCCGACGTGGATCGTGTGCGCGTCACACTGCAAGTTCCATCACTGCAGATCATCGAAGACGACGGCGACATTGTTGGCCACAGCGTCCAAGTCCGCATCCAAGTCCAGTACAACGCCGGCGGCTACACAACCGTCGTAGACGACACGATCAGCGGCAAAACCAGCAACCGCTACCAGCGCGATTACATGATCCCGCTGTCTGGTGCCTTCCCCGTAGACATCAAGGTCATCCGCGTCAGCGCCGACGAATCCAGCACCAAACGCCAAAACCAAACCTACTGGTTCAGTTACACCGAAATTATCGACGAAAAGCTGCGTTACCCCAACAGCGCACTTTGTTATCTCCGATTTGATTCCCGCCAGTTCGATTCAATCCCAACCCGCAAGTATCTAATTCGCGGGCAAAAAGTCCAACTGCCCAGCAACGCCACCGTCGATACCACCACGTACTTGGGTCGCGTCACCTATTCCGGCGTCTGGGACGGCACCTTTGGCGCTGCAACGTGGTGTAACGACCCAGCGTGGTGCCTCTGGGATTTGCTCACCAACACCCGTTACGGCGCCAGCATCCCCACCAGCAGCCTGGATCGCTACGACTTCTACGCCATCAGCCAATACTGCAACGCCCTTGTTGACGACGGCAAAAACGGATTGGAACCACGCTTCTCCTGCAACCTACTAATTAACAGCCGCGACGAGGTTTACAACGTCATCCAAGAGATGACCAGCCTGTTCCGTGGCATCGCGTATTACGGCGCCGGCTCGCTGGTGCTCCAGCAGGACAAACCGACCGACTCGCAATATCTGCTGGGACAAAGCAATGTCGTTGATGGCATTTTTGTTTACAGCGGCACATCACAAAAAGCTCGCCACAGCGTCGCAACTGTTGCCTGGCAGTCCTACGACACCCTCGGCGAAGTTGAGTACGAGTACGTCGAAGACGCCGACGCCGTAGCCAAATACGGCATCATCAACAAAGACATCAAAGCCCTCGGTTGCTACAGCCAAGGTCAAGCGCACCGCGCCGGTAAGTGGGCACTTCTTAGCGAACAAAACCTGACCGAAACCGTCACGTTCTCGGTGTCTATCGACAGCGGCATCATCCTGCGCCCTGGGATGGTGATTGACGTTGCCGACCCGATGAAGGCTGGCACACGCCGCAGCGGTCGCGTCAGTTCTGCCACCACAACCACCATCACGGTTGACTCCAGCAGCAGCCTGTCCGTCAATCTGGCAAGTAACCCGCGTATTTCGGTCATCCTGCCCAGCGGCAACGTCGAACTTCGCCCGATCCAGTCCATCAGTGACCGCACCATCACGGTCGGCAACCCATTTAGCGAAGCACCCAACGCCAACGCCATCTGGCTGATCCAAACCGACGACATCGAATCCCAGCAATTCCGCGTTCTCAACGTCGCTGAATCCGAAGACGGCATCTACGGCGTCACCGCCCTGCAATACAACAGCAGCATTTACAACGCGATTGAAAGCGACAACACGCTGACCACCCGCGACATCAGCAACCTCAGCGACCCGCCCGATGCAGTCAGCAGCATTGACGGCACCGAATACCTCTATCAAGACGGCCAAAGTGTTTTTTCTGGCTTCACTCTGAGCTGGATCAGCCCCAAAGATCGCGTCTCGGAGTTTCGCGTTAAATACCGTATTGACAACGACAACTGGCAACAGACCAATACAACTTCACCTTCAATCAAAATCACCAATACGCGCCCCGGAACGCTTTACGTACAAATTCAGGCGTACAACTACGTCAACAAAGGTGGTGCAATAGCCGCCGATCAATTCCAACTTGTCGGCAAAACCGCCGTCCCCGGCAACGTCCAGAACCTGAGTTTCGAGGCGATCAATGCCAACTCCGGCCGCCTGCGCTGGGACGAAACCGTAGACCTCGACGTAAAAGTCGGCGGCAAAATTCATATCCGCCACAGCAACCTGACCGATGGCAGCGCAAGTTGGAGCAACAGCGTCGACCTGATCCCCGCCAAATCGGGCAGCTCCACCGAGGCCATCATCCCGCTGGTGGAAGGCGAAGTGCTGGTCAAGTTTGAGGACGACGGCGGCCGCCAGAGCGCCAGCGAGACCAGCATCATCATCGACCTGCCCGACACGCTGGCACCCCTCACCCTGATCAACCGCCGCGAAGATCAGGACACCCCACCATTCCAAGGCACACGCACCAACACCTTCTACAGCGAAGAGTTTGACGCCCTGACGCTGGATGGCTCGGACTTGCTGGATGACGTGCCTGATGTGGATCTGCTGCCCACCTTCGACGTGATGGGTTCGGTGCAGTCTTCCGGCACCTACGACTTCGCCACCACCGTTGATTTCGGCAACACTTTCTCCATCGACTTCAGCCGCTACTTCGTCACCCGTGGTTACTACCCCAGCGATCTGATCGACAGTCGCTTAGCCGAAGTGGACGACTGGAGCGATTGGGACGGCGGCGTGATCGACGCGGTGAACGCCATCCTCGAACTCCGCAGCACCACCGACAACCCGAGCGGCACCCCGACGTGGAACGCATGGCAGCCGTTCGTCAATGGCACCTTCCGTGGCCGTGGCTTCCAGTTCCGCACCACGCTGACCAGCAACGACGTTGCCGAAAACATCCTTGTCGATGAGCTGGGCTACCTCGCCACCGTCCAACGCCGGACCGAGCAGAGCAACGCCGCAGCGAGCGGCACCACCAACACCGCCGTGACCTTTCCCTACCCGTTCTTTACTGGGACGGCCAGCATCGGCGGGGTCAACGCTTACCTGCCCAGCGTGGGTGTGACGGCACAAAACCTGCAGGCCGGCGATTACTTCCAGATCTCCAACGTGACTGGCACCGGCTTCCAGATCAGCTTTTTCAACTCCGGTGGTAGTCCCGTTACCCGCAACTTCACATGGAGTGCAACCGGATATGGACGGCAGGGCTAAACTTCTTGTATTAAAGGACGCCTGATTCGTGGCTCAGCACGATTACGTCATAGCCAACGGCACAGGGGCGGCAGTCCGTTCAGACCTCAACGGTGCCCTTGCTGCAATCGCCACGATTAATAGCGGCGCCACCGAACCGACTACCACCTACGCCTTCCAGCTCTGGGCAGATACCACCACCGGCCTGCTCAAAATCCGCAACGCCGCCAACTCGGCTTTCGTAACCGTTGGCACGCTGGCCTCCACGAACCTTGGTCTGGCATCTCTGGCTGGCGCCACGTTCACCGGCGATGTGATCCTCGGCACCACCACGGCGCTGGAATTGCCGGACGGCACCACCGGCCAACGCCCCGGCACCCCGGTCAACGGGATGATCCGGTACAACACTACCCTCAACCAGTTCGAGGGCTACAAAGCCAGCGCCTGGGGTGCTATCGGCGGCGGTGCAACGGGTGGATCGTCTGATGACATTTTCTACGAGAATGGCCAGACGGTGACTACCAATTACACTTTGAGCACTGGCAAAAACGCCATGTCGGCCGGTCCGATCACGATTAACTCCGGGGTGACCGTTACGGTGCCCTCTGGTGCTTCCTGGGTGGTGGTGTAAGTCATGCCAATCGCAATCAACGGCTCTGGAACAATTACAGGCATCAGCGTCGGGGGTATCCCTGATGGCACGGTTGACACTGATGTGCTGGCTGCCAACGCCGTCACCTTCGCCAAGATCGGCACCACTGAGCAGGGGCAACTTTGCAAAGCGTGGGTGAACTTCAACGGCACTGGCACCGTGGCAATCCGCGCTAGCTACAACGTGAGCAGCATTACGGATAACGGGACGGGGGACTATACGGTGAACTTCACGACGGCGATGGCGGATGCGAATTACATTGTCTCGCTTGCTCCAAGTTCATGCGACAACAACAATGTTATTGTCAGCGCCTTGAAAGCAGCAGCAAACTGGGGCACGCCGACGACCTATACGTCTTCAGCAGTTCGAATTATTTCTACAGGAGCCGGTTCTTCAGGAGATATGTCTATTTTTGGCGTCGCCATTTTCCGGTAACTCACAATGACAACCACCACCACGACCAACCAACGCATTATTTTTCAAAACGAATCCGGCGGCGTATCCGTCATTATCCCTACAGGTGAGCTACCTATTGAGGAAGTTGCTGCAAAGGATGTCCCCGAGGGCGTCCCTTACGAGATCGTTTCTGCTGCTGACATCCCCAGCGACCGCTTCTTCCGCAATGCGTGGGTGATGGGCGACTGCTGCGTGGAGCACGATCTTGATAAGTGCAAAGAGATCGGCCACGACCATCGCCGCCAGCAACGCGCTGAGGAGTTCGCCCCCTACGACGAGGTGATCATGAAGCAGATCCCTGGGGCTGATGCCACCGCAGCCGAGGAAGCCCGTCAGCAGATCCGCGATAAGTACGCCCTGATCCAAGACGTGATCGAAGGCGCGTCTACTCCTGACGACATCAAGACCGCCTTGGAGGTAAACCAATGACACTCAGACTGAACGGCAGCACATCGGGCTACACCGAGATCGACGCTCCAGCGGTGGCTGGGTCGAACACGCTGGTGCTTCCGACTGGTAATGGCTCAGCAGATCAGGCGCTGGTCACCAACGGCAGCGGCACCCTGAGCTTTGCTGATCGCGGGCGGATGACGCTTGCCACCGCGCAGAACAGCACCAGTGGCACCAGCATCGACTTCACCAGCATCCCGAGCTGGGTGAAGCGGGTGACGGTGATGTTTAATGGGGTTAGTACTAATGGGACATCATCCGTCCTTGTGCAACTTGGTTCTGGAAGTTTCACGACCACTGGATACACAAGTTCGTCAAGCGTAAACGCTACTGGCGTTGCAGCAGTTAATTCAACATCCGGCTTTATCCAAACTTATTCTGGCAATGACTCCGCTTCTGCCACGCGCTGTGGGTCTGTGTCGTTAAGTCTTCTCGGCTCAAATGCTTGGGCAGCTTTTGGGGTCGTTGGCCTGTCTAATGTTGCTTGCACCACCATGATTGGTGGCTCCGTCACCCTCTCCGGCACCCTAGATCGCGTTCGCATCACGACCGTCAACGGCACCGACACCTTTGACGCCGGGTCGATCAACATTCTCTACGAGGGCTGATCATGAGCACAGTTAACACCACCAACCTCAAGAACCCCAGCTCCGGCAGCAACAACATCGTGCTGGCGACTGACGGTAGCGCCACGATTGCCACCGCCAAGATCACCACGCTGGCAGACAGCGCAGGCAGTAACACCAGCACGCCTGCAGCCATCGCCAACGGCATCGCAAAAGCGTGGGTGAACTTCAACGGCACTGGCACCGTGGCGATCCGCGCTAGCTACAACGTGAGCAGCATTACGGATAACGGCACAGGCCAGTATACGATTAACTTTACAAACGCTATGACGGATGCCAACTATTCAGTGGTTGGTGCTGTTTCGGATGCCTCAGCGCCTGGCGGCAGCGAAGTTTTTGCGATGCTTCGCGGAGGTCTTTCAACAACTTCATGCCCCGTGGATTCTGTAGCTTATACAAGTAGCAATATCGATGTTCCATTTAACTGCTGGAGCATCTTCCGCTAACACCATGAAACGAATCATCTACCAATCTGAATCTGGCGGCGTCGCGGTGATCATCCCCACCGAGTCCGTTGAACTGGCTCTCAAGGATGTTCCCGAAGGCGTGCCCTACGAGATCGTGGACGCCGAGGCCATCCCGGCTGATCGCACTTTTCGCGGCGCGTGGGTCATGGGCGACTGCTGCATCGAGCACGATCTGGATTGCTGCCGCGAGATCGGTCACCATCACCGTCGCGCTGCTCGCGCTGAGGAGTTTGCGCCGCACGATGAGGTGATCGCCAAACAGATCCCTGGTGCTGATGCTGCAACAGCGGAAGAAGCCCGCCAGGCGATCCGCGATAAGTACGCTGACATGCAGGACGCCATCGACGCGGCAGGAAATCCTGAGGCGATCAAGGCCGCGCTCGGGATCTGATGGCCGTCAAATCCAAGACCGGCGTTAAAGCTATTCAGCACGTTCCGGCAAAACCTAAAAGAACACGGCAGGGAAATGGAAAACATTCCTTGCCTAATCACGGTCGTAAATTGACTCGTGGGCAGGGACGGTAAGATCTAAAGGTACTTGCTGTTGGGCAATGGCTGACAACGGTTTTTGGCGTGGAGTCAAGCAAGAAACCGTTGCGGGCATTGGCGTTGCAGCAACTGTGGCTTTAGCCTCCGGCATCTTTTACTTGGTGTACACGGTGCCGACCAAACTTGATGATGTACTTAAAAATCAAGTCAAATTTGAAGAAAAGATTGGAAAAATGGATGATCGTATCCTTGATCACGAGCAACGGTTGATCAAGTTGGAGATCAAGCCATAAGCTGGTAGCAGACGCTATTTCGTCATGGATCCCACCACTGCTGCTGTTGTTGCGATTGTGATCGCTGCTGGCTCTGAAATCATTGCCCTGCTGCCCGTCAAGGAAAACTCCTGGGTGCAGCTCATTGTGAAGGCTCTGAAGATTATTTTCCCAAAGCGCTGAACGCTGACGTTGTGTGGTTGTGGCGTTACGACAAGCGTGACTGGCGGCATCACCTATTGCGTGCTGCACAACAAGCCAAGTTTCATGCAACTATGGCGCCACGACTGGATCGTGAAATTGAAAAGGTCAATCAAGTAATTGATCTTGAAATGGAGCGAAACAAACGTCAGCCTGTGATTAAACACGAAGAGCCTACGCCTGAGCAGACTGGAGACAGCCGCCTTCTGGGTGGTCCAATGTCCATCTCATCTCCTTGGAACGATGACGACCCAGAACCGCCTGCGGCTAGTTGATCTGTTCAAGTATTACAAGGAGCTGCCGCATCAAACGGCGGCCATCTTTGAATTGGAATCTGCGTTGTTAAAGGTATCGCCTGGTATCTTGAATCGCGATCAGCAATGGTTCAAGACATGGAGTCAGGCTGGTAAACAAGACAGGTTTGATAACAACTGGGATGGTGTCTGCGCTGCTGCTAAGAAGGCTGGTGCAAAGTTTCCAGAACTTGTTGCTGCGCAATGGGCGTTGGAATCTGGTTATGGCAAGCACGTATCAGGTGAGAACAATTTCTTTGGCCTGAAAGGTACTGGCACTACGCGAAACACAAAGGAGTATGTCAACGGACGTTGGATCACAATTCAGGATACGTTCCTTGACT